CCCCTTCCGGGTTGTAGCGGCGCATCGTGGTGAGAGCATTCCCCGCCAGATCAGTCGGGAAGCACTTGACGCCATCCACGAATGAGCCGTGGTAGTACGGCGCAGACTCGACCCCCACCGACACATACTCCCCTGCGGTCTGCGTGGTTTGGGCTGTTACGTCTTCGAGTTGGGCATGTTTGAGGAACATTCCTTTAGTAATGTCTCCAGCGTATGACCGGCTTGTGGTTACATCGTTAAGCAGGTAGAAATCCATCAGCGTGGTTCCTCCTGACAAGTTCCCCATCGTCAGAAGGTAATAACCATCAGACTGAAGCGTGATAGTTGGGCTATCCCCTAGCGTCGGGAAATCAGTTAGTGGGCCTTCCACCTCAACCGTTGTTAGGTTGAATATCGCGCTTTTGTTTGTGTTGCCAGTGGTGAAAATTGCACACCGAGTCCGACCATTCGGTTTAACTTTTATCTGAGCAACATTTTTACCTGCGGCAATTGTGTACCTTACCGAATGATCCGCAGTTGCCGCTGTCTCTGTTATTGTCGTGGCGGTCTTTGTTACTTCTCCAGCTATCCAAACAGCATTACTGAAATCCTCAGTGTAGGTCAGTAGATTCCTCACCCTCCGCGCCCCCGGAAACCCAATCTCCCCCGCAAGCAGAGTGACCAGATAGCCATCGTTGTTCTCGACGGTCTTGGTAGTGGCGCGGGTGAATGTGGCTGTGGTGCCAACCGCAGCAGCAGTCGGCACCGCAGTATGCGTCAATTCCACAGCAAACTCAGCCTGCGACAGAAACCCCAACACCCCATCCTCGCTCATACCAACAGGTATGTACCCATTCGCATCCGTACTCCACGGGACCGTCTTGGTAGCGTCCTCATACACCGGGATGTAATCCGTCCACGCCACGTTACCAGTAGCGCCTACCGAATGCACGTTCTGGTAGCCGTTCGCTTCCGTGCGTCCCTCGATGCTGGTGCTTGCCGTGACGGTACGCACAGGGATGTAGTCAGTCCATGCGACCAGTCCGGATACGCTTGACAGGTACGAAACCTTGCAATCCCCGAATCCGTTGAACGGGTTTGTGAATGTCGGATGGGTGACGGGGAGCATGTTTACACCTTTATCTCAGTAACACGAAGACGAATGGCAGCAACACCACCAAATACCCGCGTTCCAGCGCCTCCAGTGCCTGCGTTCAATACCAAGGAGGTTGCCGAACATGGCCCGCAGCGAATCTTGAACGTGGTCGCGCTAGTTGTTCCTGCTGCCATTTCGTGCGTAAGGCGAAGTTGGTTGGCGGTGCCGCCTGGCGATGCCCCCTGCGCTCCTGCTGCCAAAGCATTTGCTGTCGTGTCCTGAAACAAGGCAACAGCAAAACTAACATTATTTGCTCCGTTAGCTACAACAGGAGCATCAAATTCAATACGCAACCGATTGGTTGCACTGGTCGGTGTGATAGCAACGGTGATTACCTCATCGCCCTCTGTGTTCTGCGGGATCGTGTCATCAAGAGGAATTTGCGTTGAGCATGTTGTGGCCACAGTAACTGGGGTTGCTTCCGCAACCTGAACTGTAACTCCAGCCCCTGTGCAATTCGCCAGGTTTCCGCTCGACGGTGTTCCCAGCGCGCCACCATTCACTACAGGAGCGCCTGCAGACCCGACATTGACTGCAAGCGCCGTACCGACCCCGGTGCCTAGTCCGGTGATGCCGCCGACAGCAACAGCAGATGCAACACCGGCAGTAAGGCCAGCAGCGGTTCCTGTGATATTGGTTCCTACCAAGGATGAAGGAGTGCCACCTGCACCGTTGAACAGCACAGGCGCACCAGCAGATCCGACATTGACTGCCAGAGCGGTTGCGACTCCGGTTCCAAGCGCCGAGGACTTGACGTTATCCGCGTCTGCCGTGGCGATGTTGTTAAATTCAGTGTCAATCTCGGACCCTTTGACTTTCTTCGCCGGATTTCCGGTAAGGAGAGAGTCTTTGGCTAGGAAATCTGTAGTTTTGGTATAGCTCATGTCTTCTCCTTACACGCGGCCATTCTTGGTCAGCAGGTCAATCTTTTGCACTGAAAACGCTGAGTCGTTAATGTCTGTCTCAAAGCCGAATTGAAGTACCTGGCCCTGAGACATTCCGTTCGCTGATACCACGTTCACATCAACACTCCCGGCGTATTCTGCCGTTGAATTGTACTCTGAAACACCGTACTCCGCAGCAAGCGAAGACGTTGGCGTACTTACGTTTTCAGAGAAGTAAGTGCTTACAAAGTCATACGCCCACTTGATCGAAATGGCCTGAGAATCGCCACCGATACAGGTCAGGCGCGTCTTCTTCAAGATCGACTTCTGGATCGGATTTCCGAAGTCAATCCAAGTGGTGTAGTACGTCATCCGGTACGTTGAAGTGTCGTCCAGATAGCCGGCGTACTCACCGATGTAGCCAGACTTGCCCATGAAGAACCTACGGCCCTTTGTCTCATAGAACGACTTGGGGGTGGTTCCAGTCCATTTGGTCACGCGAGCCGCGCCGTCCTGCAACGGTTGCCGGGTGTCGAAGCAGTAAGTGATGTTGCTAGTCGGCATCGTCAGCAGGTACAGGCTATTGACCGCGCTGAATCCAGACTTGATGCTCGCCAGAGTCTCAGCCGTGATGTACCCCATCAGGTCATCATGGACGTTCTTGCTGATCTGACGGATCGGGGCAGACTTCTCCTGTATCGTGCGGAGCAATGATCGAACCCCGGTATCCGACAGGAACCAGACATCCTCGCCAATATTCTGCACCGAGTCTCTGGCGATGCACCCGATGCCCACAATGGAGTCCTTGAGCCGCATCGTCGCCGGTACGTCTGCGCCTTCGTAGATCAGGATCTGATGCCGTCCGAAGATGAACAGATAGGAGTTGTGCGCTGCCAGAGCCACGATCTCGTCGCCACCGTCAGGCCATACCTGCCGTAGATCCAACGAACCGGAAGTTCCTCCCGTCCAGATGTGCGGGGTCAGCAGATCGCTCCATACCACGGTGGATTTGTCCGTTGCCGTGGAAGCTGCCCAGACGCGGCCATAGGCACTGATTGCGGTGTTGCACTGGTAGATGGTGCCGGCGCTTGCCGTCTTCTCTGACAGCCTGCGGAACTGCGTTGCCGATACAGCCGGGTCATAGATCAGCGGGTCGTAGCCTTCCTGCCAGAACATCGCCACCCCGTTGAGGAAGCAGAACTGCCAGTTGCTCGCGTTGATGGTCGGAGCCACCCCGCCGCCGCCGTAGGTCAAGGTGGTCAGGGTGGTGCCGTCCAGCTTGAACAGATACGCGCCCCCGGTGGCTACCGTGGTCGCGGTGCCGTCCGTCTGCACCAACTCGCCAAGGCAAGTGACGTTGCTGGTCGAGAGTTCCGTGTTTGCCGTATGCGCCCTGTCCCAACCCTTGCGCGCTGCCACTCGGCCCGACTTGTCGATGACGCAGTTGTTCGCCTCAAGCGCCCAGTTTGCCGGGAGATCGACGGGGGAGTCTTGCAGGTTCAGACCGGCGAACCCCGGTGCTGAAATCGAGAAGGTGGTGACTTGCTGGCTCATGTGCGTTACACCGCCTCAAACACGTCGTACTCGGTGAATCGTTCCTTCTCCAGCGAGATGTAGTCGGCCAGGATGGACTTGAACAGTGCATAGGCTTCACTACTGGATAGACCGCCATCCTCGCCTCGCTCGACCAATGCACGGGCTACCGCGCCGGCCACAACAGGCTCACTCGGTATCGTGATGATGTCAGCGTCAGCAGACAGATCGGCTTGCGGCACGACCATGTTGAACTTCAGCGAATAGACAGCATCCGGAGTCGGGTAGATTTCCACCCGGCTGTCACCGCTGCTGGTTCCGTTCCATGCGTAGTAGGTCGGTTGCCCGGTCTGCACGGTGCTGAGTTGCTGCTGGTCGATGATCCATTGAATCGGGACATTGGCAACGCGGCTCTGGCTTGTGCTGTCATTGACGGTCACATCGCGCTGCCGAATGCCACTGCCGGTGAGCGTGTATGTCGTGGTGCCGGCCACCGTGGGCAGCGTGATCGTTGTCGAGAGGGTGTCCCAATTCCATACATCCTCGCATTGGCGCTTGGAGTCGTTGACGTATTTGGCAATCAACGTGGAGTAGGTAGTCTCGGTTACAGTCGAGACTTGGTTCTCGCGGAGGCGGATGAGGCAATCGTTTACTAGTTGAAGAAAGGTCATAGCGTACTCCCTGACTTTTTACGAATGTCCCACCATTTTTTTACTGCAATAGATGTGGCTTTTCGATGCTCATCTGTTTGTTTCACACCAGATTTCTTCGCTGAAATCATTTTCTTTGTTTCTTCCGAATGCTTGTAGCCAATTTTTGCAGCGGATATTTTTTCTACACGCTCTTTTGTCCACACTTGGTTTCTAGCCATTTCTGCCCTAGCAAACCGTTGCTCATCAGTAAGATTTAACTTAAATCCAGACTTATACACCTTACCAACCTGTGACAAACTTATCTTCATTTTATGTTCTTCAGTCAGTTTTCTTCCTACTTTTGCCGCTCTTTGTTTAGCCCGCACCTCTGGTGATGGATTGAATGATCCACCACGCCCACCACCAATCATGTTACACAACTTCAACGTTGTTTGATTCTGGATGGCTTGTATGACAGTTCTCTCAAAAGAGTATGCTTCTTTCTCAGTTAATCCTCCGGCTATAACTACAGGGGTAAAACCACCACACTTTCTCACTATGTTTAGCCAATAGTTATTCCGTTTGTTTCTCGACGATAGCCTATTACCAGTTCCCTTCCCAACATAGAACACTTCACCACTATCTAGCCGCTGGTGTGCGTATACATAATGTCCGACGGCTTGAAGGTAGGTGGTCATTGCTGTTCCTCTTTGCCCTGCTGTGCAAGTTGATTGGCCTGGTACAGATACAGGTCGTAAGGCATCTGACCAAACATTCCACCCGTGGCTTGTCGTCCTGCGTTGATACCCCGACCAAGCATTCCAGCCGCTTTACCCGTAGCAAGCGCGGCCTCACCAACCAAGCGAGGCGACTGCAACGGTAGCAACGCGCCAGCAACCAGAGGATTGTTTGCCGCTACGATAGCCGTACCGATACCGGCTCCAAGTCTGCCGGACAGCATTCTCGGAACCCAATCCTGCATTGACACACCGGACAATCCAGCGAGAAGGTTTGGAGCGCCTGCGGCTTCAAGTTGCTTCGCTAGCGACATTTCCATCTGCTTGTTTTTTCCGCCAGCCGCCATCAACCCTTGCAACTTGCGAATTGCTGTGATTGGCGAGCCTTTCTCTTTTCCAAGCAAATGCCTTTGGATTTCAGCGATCAATTCAGACGCCTCAGAGTATTTCTCCATCACCTTTGCGTAGTCTGGTGCTTGCTTGACGATCTCAGAGCGAACGGAGTTGTAGACGCTGTCTGCTACCTTTCTGCTTGGGCTTCCGTACTCTGTAGCATCCCTTATGTCACCAATCGCCTGCTTGAGTGCATCAAGCCCTTCGGCAGTATGAAAGTCTGCCGGGTTGCGCGCTTTCCACGCATTAACAAGTTGCGAAATCTCTTGCTGAACTCCAGCGGTGGTCGGGCTGATTGAAACACCTTTGAACTGCTTTACGTTCAGAGCGTTGTTCACCGCAGAGTCAATAGACGAAAACGGAAGAACGGTTTTGTCGGCAGACACGGCGCGCATTGCGTTTGTGTATTCAGCGCCGCGTTGTGCTTTGATGTTTTGGAGAGCGGCATTTGCACTATCAAGCAATTCTGTAATCGGCGCAGTCTCACGCATCTGAGAAGCGGCAACTTTTGCTTTAGCGCCACCTTCATACCCAGCCTGGGCCATTTGCCGTATAGATTCGCCTCCAGTGTGCGTACCAATGCCGCCAAGAACCGAAGCTAACACGCGTCCAACAGGACGAGCAATCGCTTCCGCTCCGCGTACAGTTTGCAACAGTGGATCAATAGCGCGGGATGCTGTAGTCAGCGCCTGACCAACACCGGGAGCCCCGACAAGCCTGGCAGCACCAGCGCCTCCAGACAATACCGTTGCAGCATCAGCCATCACGCCTGCCGGGTCTTTGCCGAGGGCGCGCTTAAAACCTTCCATGCTGCCGTAGCGGTCAGCGTAGAACTTCCCGACTGCCGAGGCTTTGGCTTGTGCTTCTTCAGCGGATTCGCTCGGCGCGATCTTATTGATGTAATCGACAACGCCTTTTGGAAGTGCGTTCTGTAATCCACCGGCAGCAACGTCGAACACACCCTTGGCAGTTTCGACAGGCGACATGACCGCTTCAGCAACGCCCTTGACCAAATTGAAGGTCGAAGGAACAATGTTGCTTACGGCATCGCCGGCAACGCTCGTCCAAGTAGTGGATTCCTTTGGCGCTGACTTGCTGAACTGAGTCTTGGCATACGCAAGCACCGCATCCTGACTTGCACCATCAGGAGCGGTCACTTCGTAGGTCTGTCCGTCAGGAGCTGTGATTTCGTAGGTAGCCATGATTACTTCTTCTTGATAGACCAACCTGATTGGGCTTGAGGCTGCGTTGTTGCTGCCGGAGCAACAGTAGCTGGCAGGTCATACTCCGAGAAGTCGAACGCATCGGCCTTGTAATTCTTGCGGATCGTGTTGACGTTTTTCTTGCGGTACTCAGCAGCAAGCGCGTTCTTCTCGGCAATGGTCTTGAGTCGAGCCTTGACCACGTTTTGATCGGTAATGTTCTCAAACAACTCGTTCCATGCTCGGATTGCATCGCCTTCAGTCTGCGTACCCTTGTTGAGCCGCAGAGAGTCGTTTCGCAACTTCTCCATGTCGGCTTTGAAGTTGGCAAACGCAACGCTTTGCGGGTCACTCGAACCCATTAAATTTTTGCCTCTTGCGACGAGATTCTTGACAAGGCCAAGGTCAATGGTCTTGTCTTCCAACTGGCCAAGATACTTTTTCAAATCCTTGTTGATGATTGCAGTTGTGCCAATCGCATCGAGTTCTTCCTGCTGTAGTTTCAATCCAACAGGCGGAAGGTCAGGTTTCACCTTGGAGTCGGTAGCAGACTGCTTCATCTCACCAGCAAGCCGAATCGCATCCATCCGACCCTGCTGCTGCATCGTAACCATCCACCGCTTGAAGTTTTCTTCACTCAGTTTCTGGGCTTGAGTCGCCGCCAACTTGTCTCGCTCAAGTTGTATCTTTTCCGCTTGCGTTTGCTTCTTCAGGTCAAACGCCTCAGTCTCTTGAAAGTCTTGCTTACGCTCACCAAGAGCCTGCTTCCGCAACTCAACCGCCATCTGCTGCTCTTTAGCCTCCTGCGCCCGAGCCGCCAGCACCAACTTCATCGCCGTCTGCTGATCACCAGCCGCAGCAAACTGCGCCGCCTTCGCCTTGAGTCCAGCCGACGTCGATAGATCGCCACCGGAAGCCATTACAGCCTCTCTACGCTGCGATTGCTCAACGGCAGGATCAACGTATCCCATCATGCCTGCGCCGGCCTGTGCAAGCTGCCCTGCGCCCTGTGCGATGCCGAACTTGGCCTGCTGGATGTTGTTCATCCCAGCGAGTTGCGCGGCGTACTTCTGCTGTTCAGCCTGACGCGCCTGCTGAACTTGCCAAGGTGAGGGGCCAAACAGGGAATCTACGATGTTTTCAGCCATGATCTATCCTTAAAGGCCAGTCGACCTGCTGCCCCAATTGTTGATTGCATTTGCCAGCATCTGGTTCTGTTGCTGTTGCTGCGCCTGCTGTTGCTGCTGCGCCGTCTGATTCTGCCATCCCTGAATCGCATTGGCACCGCCCATCAGAGCCGTACCCCACGGGGAGTAGGATGCAGCGTTCTGGGTCTGAGCCGCGCCGAGCATCCCTTGCGCGAGGAGGCTACCCGCCTGTGCCGGGGATGCCGTCTTGCCGATATTGACCGACATATCCAGAGCGTTCTGCCCAAGTCCCTCAAGCATCGTCGCGCCACCCATTGCCGTCTGGAACGGGGAGTACGCTGCCGACTGAGTGCCGTACATCTGCTTGAGCAGGTCGCCACCCGTACCAACCATGCCGGCACCAAACTTGGCGTAGTCCATGCCGCCCTGAGTTGCCGCTGCAGCCAGGCCCAAGTCCTGCTGACGTTGGGCGTTGTACATGGCCTCAAGACGCGGGTTAGCCGCGCCCATCTGCCCGGTAGCGCCGGTCGCCAACCCGTAGGTGCCACGGTTGAACTCGCCCGTCAGCATACCGGCCTCATCACGGGCGCGCTGAGTCGCCATGATCGCTTGCTGATCGTTGTAATACTTCTGAGCCTGAGCCAGAGGGTCGGTGTTCAGATACCCTTGGCCAAGGCTCATTGCGCGCTGCGCTGCCGTACCCATCGGTGCCGTAGCCGCCTGCGATCCGGTGAATTGACTGAGCATTCCAGGTGCAGCACCCATCAGCGACTCGCGCATGGCAGCAACGTCAGGCGCTACGTCATAGCCGGCCTGGATCACGTTGCCCTGTGCGTCTTTGGTGAATTTCGACTGCCCGAATCGGGTGGTCACGCCAACCGGCTTGAATCGTGCGGCTTCCGCAGCAATACGGGCGGCTTCAGTCTGTGCGTTGGCGTAGGTGTTGGCTGCGTCTGCGCCTGCGCGACCTGAGAGCAAGCCGCCGAGGATATTGGCACCTCCGGATAGCAATTGCGTCCCGGTAATCGACGTTCCAAGGGTCTCATTGACCATGTTGGCAAGCGATGACAGTACGCCAGGACTTGCAGCCGCCAACGATGCGCCGGATGCTGCAGCAGCAGCTAACTCAGGTGTCAGCAAACCGGCAGGGATTGCATTGCCACCGCTTGCCGATACCGCGCTCACGATGTCAGCGATGCTCGCTGTCGCCGGGTTGTATGCGGTGCCGCCTGCGCTCGGGAATAGACTGCCGAGGCTTTCGGTTGTGCCGGTAGTCAGGGATGGTATGTTCTGGAGCATTCCAGCACCAGTTCCGCCAGTAGCCGCCGCAGCACCGCCGACGTTGCCACCGTACATGCCGCCAAGGGTATCGACGTAGCCGAGGTCGGCAAGGCTGCCAGCACCTGCCGCTTCAGCACCACCAAGCATCCCGCCAGCCCAATCACCAATTGCCCCAGTGATTCCAGGCAAAGCACCGATGGCACCAAGACCGCCAAGGAATAGACCTGCTCCGGTTAGGGGACTATCCCAAATGCTTCCCTGACTAGGGCCGGGGTTCGTTAAAGTTTGAAGTGGCTCACCTTTACTTGCCGCATAAGATGCCATTTGGTCTTGGGTCATCCTGCGGGACATATCCCAAGTACCATTAACAGGAACGCTCCCACCACCTGAAATTTCTTGATTTCCACCCGGCGTTAGGTAATACCAATACCCATCGTTCAACTTTTGCCATGTACCACCTGAAGGATCTCCATATACGCCAATCTGCGCCCCCACCGCATAGTCGGTATTCGACCCACCACCGGGGAATGATGCCGTGTCGTATGTGGGTGCCGGGGTATATACCCCACCAGCGTTCCAAGGCTCAACGGAAGTCGAATAACTCCAATTGCTCTCTGGAAGAAGTGAAGCCTGCCACTTCTGCATCCCCGTAGTCGGGTCAGTTACCCAAGTTCCCATATCGACTCCTTACACCCAATCCTGCTCGGCGGCAGCGGGTTGCTGTACTGCTTGTGGCGCTTTCGCCGGCCTGCCACGCTTCTTCACTTGCGACGGGGCATCGGCGTTTTCGACGGTGACTTCTTCTTTTTTCCGCAGGCCATCGCTGTCTCCTTGAGAGTGAGCACTAACTTCTTTGGCAATCTCTTGCTGCTGAACCACGACATAACTCTCGTTCGTCTTCATCTGCTCGATGTTCTCGGGATCGGTGACTTCCATCACCCTACCGCTACGAACGCATCTGTAAAGCATCGTGGCTCTCCATGTAAGTCGGGGGCTTGTGGCCCCCGAGGTTTTGCTGCTTACCAGTTCGGTCGCCCGATCAGGATCTTGACCACCGCATTGGTGATCGCGTCGGCAGCAAATTCTGCCGCGTCAGCCGTCACGATGAAATTCACGGTGTTTGCCGAACCGACTTCAGCGCGGATAACCGCACCGTCGCCGCCAGCGTCGAAGGAATCGACGTTGAGGCTCATGCCGATCACCATGTCACCGAGAACGACGCCGGGGACTGTAAGGCTGATGGACATGGTATCAGTGATCGCAACTGCGTCTTGGTCGGTGATCGTCGCCGTCACCACCCACATCTCGTTGAACAAGCCTTGGAATTGCTCCTTGGCCTGGAATACCGAATTAACGGTGGCTGTGTTTGCCATGATGCTCTCCTAAGTAGGGTTGAAAGTGGGGGAGGCGAACCTCCCCCTACTCAGGTTCAAGCAGGAACCATCAAGGCTATACCACCGTATGAGCGCAGCGTCTTCACGCCATACACGGTATCCGAAGTCACCAGCGTACCAAGGTACTCTTGCTTGTACTGAGCCTGAGTACGGATGCTCTGCTGTTCGGCATGAGCCACGGCGTCCTTGTGCAGCAACAGGCAGGCGCGATATTTGGTGTCGCTGTCGCCTGTGAAGTCGTAGGCCAGACCGAAAGCGTCCGTGCCAGCGCCGGTTTGCGTGGTGCCGGTGAACAGGGTGGCTTGGATGCCATCCGTGCTCTGAACGTGAACCCACGGGCAGTTGGACGAGGTGAAGACTTCCACACCGTACAGGTTGCCGAGCATACCGGTCTTCAGGGCGTTGCCGTCACCACGGAAAGCCTGTTCCGTGAATCGGGCGATTCCGCGCAGGACGCGGGCCTCAACCGGGGGGATCACGAACTTAAGTTCGCTGGAATCGACATCGCTGTCTTCCAGAGTCTGAATGGCGCGGCGCAGGCCGGCGTCGGTCAGGGCCGTACCGTTGCCGGTGTTGGCGTTGGCAGCACCCGAGAAAGCGGTGGAACCGTCGCCGCCGATGACAGCGGTTTCCCATGCGTTCGCGGTGGTCGGGGTGGTGTTGCCGGACTGGAAATAGTGGCCCTGAAGCATCAGGTCTTGGTCAACCTGCTTCGCCAGCGCGTAGCCACCGTCATCGGTGTAGAACGAACGCATCGAGGACAGAGCTTGCATCTCGGCCATGTCTTCGTACAGCTTGCTGTACTCGAACCACTTGTTGATCAGGACATCAACCAACGTGGCGGTGTCAGCGATCAGGGTGACTTGGGTGTTCGCTGCCTTGGCGGAAGCGGAGCCGCGAGCCGGGACGGGGATGTGGAGGGTGTCGCCCTTCTTGCCCTTGAACGAGATTTTCTTGACGAGGTTGCCGAGAACCAGTCTCTGCTTGTACGCGGCAAGCGTTTCGTCCGACCAAATCTCGGGGATAAAGTTGGCGGAGGTGGTGATGGTGGTGTTGTTTGTGCCGAGTGGCATGGTAATGCTCCTTAAAAGTTAGGTCATTTGACGCGACCCTCCTGATAAGCCCTTTCGATTTCTTCCCTTGCTGCCTCGAACTTGGCCTTCTCATAGAGCCGCATGTGCATAATCTTTGCTCTTGACCAGATCTTCTGCGAGGACTCGCCGGTTCCACCCGTATCAACCGATGCCGCCTTGAGCGCCGTGTCCCGTGCCGCTTTCTCGACACTGTCCACCTTGCTTTGCGTCTGAGCCGCTTTCACGGCCTTCAGTTGCTTGTAGGTGCTAAACAACTCGTCTGCCGCATCGACATCGAAGGCGTTGGCTTTTTGAAACAGTTCGGTGCGGATCTTTGAAGCCTGAATCCACTCGCCAAATTGTGCGTCTTGCAGAATCTGCCCTGAATCAGGGTGCTTCTGGTTGAACGCTGCCTGCGCCTGCGCCCGTTGTGCCTGGATCGCGTACTGCTTTGCCATCTGCACTTCAGGGTTTGTCTCTACTGCCTTACGAATCGCTTCCTGCGGGTTCTCGAAGAAATCAACCTCTCTGGCCGGTTCTTCTTTCTTTGCGGGCTGTAGTTGGGACTTGATCAGCTCATCGGCCAGCCTACGAACCTCGCCAAGTTCATTGGAATACTTTCCCATGTACTTGTTGGCATGTTCAAGTTCATCAATGAGTTGCTTGGTCGATTTGCCCCGGTACTTCTCGGGGATTTCTTCCTGAACTGCACTGGTCTCTTGACCCTGCCCTGCCTGTTCGCTGCTTTCCGCGCCCTGTTCCTGAACCTCGTCGGAAACAGTTTCAACGTCACTGATGACAACTTCGTCATTGATCACTTCAGCCATTCTCTATCTCCCGCACCTTGGAATTGGCGCTATAAGTTGAAACATACCACTAAACTTCTGCGTATGCAAGTGAGTGCTAACTCTCTCGTTTAGCCGCTTTGATACGGGCATTGTCCTCACGAATCCTAGCCCACCTGTCTGCTGCTCCTGGGAAGTCTCCGGTGATCCCTTCCAAGCTCACCCTCGGCATCCCGATGATCCGTATCGCCACGCCGCCGCACTTCGGACAGCGGACCTCGTTCGTTTCCGGCTCAATGAATCGCTCGGTCATGGTGCTGCATTCGTGGCAACGAAAATCACGGAGCAGTTTTGGCATCGTCTTCTTTCAGTTGTTCATAAGCCTGTTCGCTGATTTCCTTGAGCGACAACATCCACCGCATGATGGATATTTCGCCCTGCTTGTAGCGCATGTTCTCTGGCGTCACACCGTCCAGCGTGTTTGTTGCGTCGAGCATTGTCTTGACGTCATCCATAAGGTCTTTCCATGCGTCTGAGGAACACATGGAGAGGCGGGCTTCGTAGTAGCGTTGGAGTTCTGGGGTCATGTTCCAGCCCTATATTCGTAGCCTGTGATATTCACAGTGATTCCTGCTCCAGACCCTATACCTTGGATGAAATCTCCTGCGTTTAGAACCTGAGTCCCTTGCCATTGGAATATGTCGTTGGCAGCAATGGTTTTGGCAGGAAGCACCATGTTTGCCGCTGTTGCCGACCCACCTACCGGAACGAAGTGAAGCGCAACCGTCAATGCTCCAGCAGTTGTGTTGGCGATGATCATGTCCCTAACTTCCGTCCTGATCCCGGTGGGTACGGTGTAGCACAGCGTTCCGGCACCAGTGGTGATAGCGCCTTGGAATAGCTTTTTCACCGCTTATTGCACCTGTTGGCGCTGCTGCTTGCTCATCACGTTCGCCATCATCTGCTTTTCAGCGATGCGCTCATTGGAGTCGATGTCCTTCTCCTTGAGCATGATTTCGGCAAGCTGCATCCTGCGCTCGAAGTCCTTGCCTTCCTGATCCTCGTCAAGATTGTTCGACACAGCAGAGATGACCCGCGCACGGGCTTCAACCGGAGCAATCTGCGCTTCGATCATCGTCTTGTGCGCGTCTGCTTCCTTCTTCTTGGTGTCAGCCGCCTTGTTCTGCAGTTCCAACATCTGCACAGTCTGCTGCATCTGCTGCTGTTGAGGATTCGGCTGCATCATCTGTTGCATCTGGGCGATTACCTGTTCCCTGTCCTGCATACCAGTGTTGCGAATGAACATCTGCATCAGAACGGGCATGAGCGGAGAATCCGCTCCAAGGGTCTGCATCATAAACGTCAGGCGCTTTAACTCAAACTCGCGGCCAATCACCCCAAGAGCGCCGGTAGGAACAAACGTCATATCAACAGATGGATAGCGTTCAGGATCAAACTGCATATACCGCCATGCAGCTTTATTCACAAACGGGATGAGAAAATCCTCTTGGAAATTGACCAGTGTGCGCTTATACTTCTTTATCATGGTGGCCGTCGCCATATCCATGTTCGTATCACGCGCCACGGCAGATACCTGCCCGTTGGAGTCAATCGTCGCCGTCGCCATCAGCAACATGCGCTCGAACTCCTTACTGGTTTCCATCGCCGCGCCATCAGACTGACCGAACTTGAACGCAGTGATGATCTCTGCCGGGTTGCCGTTGGTCAGCACCGCTTTACCGGGCTGCACCTGGAACTTGGCACCTCTCGGCCAGCGGGTCGCGTCAATCGCCACCATCGGAGCTACAGTCAGGGCTAGCGCGTCCATGTGCGATCGCGCAGATCCGTCAATCGACCGCTGCATGTTGTCGGCCTTCTCGCAGGTTCCCCTACCGAGCAGGCGATTCGGCACCGTGTCTGCCTGGTACGTGACGATGGGCCGATCTTTCATCATGTACGGCGATTCTTCTGCCTTGAGCAGCAACTCCCCGTTGGCGATGACCACCAGAGCCTCAACCATGTCGGAGTAGTCTTCCAACTCCTCCGCCACACCCAACTCGACCACCTCCTCTCCACCGGCTTCGCCATTGAGGTACTCACGCGGCACCAACCCGTAGTAGGTCAGCAGTTTGATCTTGTCCTTGTCGTACTGCGCCGCCTGTTTGGTCGGCTCGAGCGAGTCATCCTCGAAAAATGACCCCGTATCGACGTTCTTGTACTTGCCGGCAGCGATGCCCTCGGCAATCTTGTGGATCGACACATACCGCTCGACGGCAACGCCCATACACTCATCGACAGACGAGGCATTCGGGTCAAACAGGAAGTTTTTGGGATTGACCGGTACGAGTTTGACGCAAACGTACTCCTTTTCCCCGGTGCCATAGGCCATTTGCTGCCCGTCGATCGGCAATTGCATCGGATATGGCTTCTTCTTGCTCTCCACCACAATCTCGCCAATGCCGGTGCCGTAAATCTCGGCCAGCAGCGTGATCTGGTCGATGGACTTGCGGATCTTGTTTTGCCGGAAGTCCTCGTACAGTTGCTTTTTCAGTTTCTCGACGTCCAGAGGGCCGTTTTGGTCATTCAGGTCATCGGCGATGTCGAAGAACTCGCCCTGGCCGAAAATCGCTTCCATGATCTCGGCGTGGCGCGTCTCAACCGCCTGTTGAGTCGCCGGGGATATGACCCTGGAGCGTTCCGACCCGCGTTCCTTATCCGTTTCCTCCCACTTGCCGTAGAAAACGCGCTCGTAGCGTTCCCATGAAGCCATGTAATTGGTGTTTCTGTACTCTCTCCAACTGTCAGTATGATCGACAACAAAAGACACTAACTCATTGTCCGACTCAGTTGGCTCATAGTATTGGGTAGCCGGATCGCTTTCTTCGGCATCAACAACTTGCCCGGTATTGTTGTACGAAATATCTTCCATATGGCTACCTCTTTTCATGTTTTTACAGCATACCACGCTTGTTTTTCATGGTCAATATGGTAAAATTTTGGTGTCAGGACAGCGCCGGCCAGCGTTTCCTCTGCCACTTCAGCGGATTACTGACAACATCATCTAGCTAAGTGGAGCCTCAAATGAAAAAGTGCGCCAAGTGCTCAACCTTGTATGAAGGTAAATTCTGCCGCCCATGCAAAAAAGTCTATTTGCAGGAATACAGAAAAGCAAACAAAGAAAGAATTTACTCAGTAGAGTCTGCGTGGAGGAAAGCAAATCCGACCAACGTAACAGCTACAAGGCAACGGTGGAAAGACAAGAACAAAAACGCCGGGTCAGAATACTACGCTAAAAACTCAACCAAAATAAAACAAAAAGTTAAAGAGTGGTATCTAGCAAACAAACAAAAAGCGTCTGAATATAAAAAAGCATATTTCAAAGCAAACCCAGAAGTTAGGCCAAACTGCAAAGCAAAGAGAAGGCTCCGAGGGGGATCTGGCAAACTTACGTATGGGGTAATACCTAAATTGTACAAACTCCAAAAGGGACTTTGCCCTTGCTGTAAGCAGCCTCTTGGTAATGACTACCACGTAGACCATATTGTTCCACTCGCGCTTGGAGGAAAGAACGAAGACAGGAATATCCAGTTGCTTCGTGGGTCATGCAACATGCAGAAGCACGCCAAACACCCAATTGATTTCATGCAAGAGCGCGGGTTTCTTCTCTAGAATCCTGCAACAACATCAATAATCTCTACCTCATCTCCAACATCATTGTCCTTTTGGTAGGAGGTAGATATCAAGTTTGCAACTAGGGAGCAGGCGTCCAACAAATCGTCATGGCATTTAGGTGAAGGGAAAGAAACATATTCTTTCTTAAACTGCGTCCAATCCTCTCTGCTGTTGAGTGTGATCCTGCCGTGCTCGAACAAACCAGCCAGATTATAGGTTATGCGATTGGTTTTCGATCCGCTGCCTATTGGTATGGATTCAATATGAGCATAGACGTTGTTCTTTCTTTGCAGGTCTTCAAGATACGGCATTAGCGCCCTCTGTAGTGACCCTTTTTCTATTCCAACCATCATTGGCTTATGTGTCCGAATAGCCATCAGTATGCGTGTAGCAGTCTCTCTTACGCTCCACCGCCCGTATTCTATTTTTTGTACCCACCACTTTCCTTCGTCGCTAACCTTCACCACAGCAATCGCCGTGTTGTCCAGGTGCTTCTTCTTTGTTGGGTCTTTCACTTCTTCAAATCCGGCTGGATCAACCGCAATGTAGGTGTCGCTCTCCCTCGGCGGCTCTGGTGAGTACAACAGCCAACTTTCCTTGAAAATATCCTCGCTCATCGACTCAAACGAAGCCATGTACTCACGATTGAACGCCATCGTGCTCATACTCCGTTTGGCGTTTTCGATTTCCTTCGGGTCGATCAACTCATTGTCGTAGGTAGTCAGGTGCCACGACTTCCACTCAGGATCGTCACCTTCCAAGCCTCGCTCGTAATACTCCTTGAACAACGAGTCGCCACTATCCGGAGTACCAATAAATAACGCTCCGCCCTTCAAGTCAGACAGCGAAGGACGAATAATATCCTCCCAAACCATAGGCTTGACGTCCTTGAACTCGTCAATAACTGCGTCATAGACCTTCATCCCTCGCAATGCGTCAGGATTGTCACAACCTCGTATCCGAATCTTTACCCCATTTACCAACGTCAATTCACCATCATTTACATTGCTTTTTTTCGTCACAGAAAACGCCAATCTGATCAACAAATCCCACATCAGAGTTTTCGCCATTCCATACGTCGGGGCTACATACAACACCGTTGCATCATCGTGCTTGCACTCCAGACCCTTCACGATCAACCTGACGCAACTCCCTCGCGTCTTCCCGCACCGCCGGCCAGCTACAACAACCTGGAACCGCGTTTTGTCGGAAAAGACCTCGCGCTGCCACCGCAGCATGTCAAACTTGAGTTCAGACGCCATCAGATGCCTCTGCCGTCTGATTCTCCTGCGTCACAACAGCCGGTATATGCCCCGCAGCCGGAGCCGGTAAATACGGCGAATCCACCGCGCCAATCACGATAGTTATCCCACCCTGCCCAAACCCGCTCACCGCCTGCGATTCGCCTCCCCACTCCACCCGCGATACCCGGCCAGCCGTCTTAGCGTATGTCTCACTCTGCAACCGCGCAACGGCCACATTATCCGGATCAGCATCCCTAACCACCCGCAGACTCTCGTAAGCCAACCCGTCAGCAAAGCACCTCTTACCCAATTCCCACTCGCGCATCCGATCCGGCGAGTCTTCCAGCCACCGACGCATCACAAACCACGGCAACCCCATCCCCACAGCAACCGCCTGCGGTGATTCACCGTCCGAGATCCGGGACACAAATGCGCTTAACAGCCATTCCTCGCTGTGTTCGGCAATGAGAGTGTCCAACCTGGCGAAACCTTCTGATTTTTGGCTCATAGGCAATAGGGTAGCATATTTTGAAATTTCCTTTTGCTGAGTGGAGGGGTATAGCAAACACTCTATAGCCAGCGAGTCGAAGGCCCCCCCCCTACCTGACCACGGCGGCGGCGCATGGAGCTGCTGCGTGCCGAGCATCGAGCGCCCCAGTGAGCGCTCACTAACCATGCACCACTGCACCGCAACACGTTGCGGTTGCGATACATGGCCGCCATTGGCTTAACGTGCTCCAGCCCATGCCGCGCATCCTCCGCGACAACGATCGCCTCACCACGGGGCTGCAATCCGGCCAGTGCGCCCCATGCCATGCGAGCGCCTGCGCACCTGGTCACCGTGGTTGTCATGGCGAGGCGATGAGAGAGGCGAGGGGCGGCGGCCGGCTCGACTTATCCGCGACCGCCAGCTCCAACGTCGTGCCTGGATTGCCTGGTTTGCCGGAGCGCTAAACCGAGTCGCGTATCATCAAGTGGCGCATGTGGCGCATGTGGCGCAGTTTTGGCAAAGTCTTTTAAGTGGCAGGTCAGAATAAACCGAGTGGCGGATTAGTGGCGCATGAGGCACATAGGTAGCATTTTGGACAAACTCCGTATCGCACGCGGGGCGCGCGAGAGGACTTTTGTCTAAAAACGTAACAATCTGCCCCATGCGCCCCAACTAATCAGTTTATTGTTCCGGATCAGTTAGTTGCACTAGTTTGATGGTGTTACGATGCGCCACTGTATTAGCTCTGTTAATGCCAACATAAATACAATCCATTGGCTTTCGTGGATTGGTGCCGCTATAGTCTGGGCATACCTGCTGCGCCGTGGCGGGAAATTTCACAGATTAGGGGTTAATCATGGTCAAGAAATTGTGCTTTGAATACGCTTTGAAGTTCCCCAATGGCACCTACTACACTGGACGCGTCAATAGCGAAGCACGTCCTAACTACTGGCAAGGGGCCAAACATGAAGCTTTCACCTACACAATTGAAGGTGCTTACAGGAAAAAAGACAGCATGGATTGCTTCAAGGATTGCACCGTAATCCATATGCTTTAGCCCACAGCGTTATGCCCTTTCCCGAGGGCATAGCGATGCGCGGTTAGCGTGTCACATACTTACACCACTAGACAAGGGAAATATCATGAATCGCAGAATCCACGAAATGATCAGCAGAATAGAATCACTCGGCGTATCCATGGACGACGCATTCGCATTGCGCCGAATCAGCATGACGCTTTCGCGGTGGCATGAGCTTGAATGCGGTGATGGCAATGACTATGCCTCATGGGGAATCGAGCGCGACGAGACTACCGGAAAGCCCTACATGGTCACGAATCCGCATACCGGAAAGTCTCGTCGCCATGCTATTGCCGACCGCGAACGCGGCGCATTGAAGCGTCTGAATATCATCATGGCGCGGTATCCCGAGCTTTCCGCATATGTTCAAGGCGATCCGCGCGGTGCAGCGATTTATATCTACCGGAAAGACTCGCCTATGCTTGCCGCGTCCAAGTATGGCATTGAGTCCTGCTATAGCAGCGTAGGGTATCCGCTTTACAAGGGGGATTAACATGACCCATCCGACAATCCACCCAATTGCCCAGGCCGCAGCCACCGCAGCCCGCAATTGGCACCTATGGGGCGCATACGCTGCCAGGCGCTACGCCGAGAGGCGCGGGGTTCCATCGCACATCCTGACCTTGGCGCGGGTTTTGTGCGCGGTTGAGCGGGCGGGGATCTGACACTTACACGGGAGCATATAGCAATGGATAAGAAACAAGCAATGAAGGACTGCAAGAGATTTGCTTACGTCTACGGGATCAATCTTTCCGGATCGGAACGTACGGGCATTGCCGTGATGCACGAGGATTACGCTACTGCGTTCGACAAATGGACTGAATTGCTTGATGTATTCCGGACCTGGCGCGATGGTAAGTCTTTCCGCGATGCCTGCATGAATCCGGTTAAGTTTCCGGACTCGATATAGCACCACGACTATTGCCTCTCACGCGGGAGGCAATGGCCGGGATGTTACCTGGTAACTATAGGGGATATATCATGGCTTACACAAAATCGGGTCACAGGGTATGCGACCATGTTCAATTTGGCAAAGGCATCTGTCAGAAGCCAGCGCCGCATGATTTTGCTTCAAAAACCGGGCTTTGTTTGCACTACTGCACTAAGCACCAAAAACAAGCTCTGAAGGCTCTCATTAAGCCTTCAAAACGATAACCATGCCACACCACCAAGCCTTCGGGCTTGCTAGTGTCGATTACCGTGCCGGCGGATTCCGGTTTTATAGGGGAATAAATCATGTCCAAATTCAATATTGAAATAACTGATACTTTTGGTGGCGAAGCGAACTACTCTTGGGTTCGCCGTTATGAATGCACGGCAAAGAGTATGCGCGGCGCGATTCAATGGCTTGCGCGGAATTACGGAGGGGGCTGGCGTAAGGATTATGACTGCGGCGATATGGCGAAATATAACCTTCGCGGGGCTTGTATTACGGCTTTTGTTAACTACGCTGATTAGACCCTAGCGGCAAGCCCTTCGGGGCTTTCCGGTGGCGTTTAGACCATCATTTTATAGGGGCGCAAAATGAATGTCGCGCAGAAACATCAAAAGGCTATTGCTTACAAAACACTTCGCATGACTCCAGCAGGGGCGCGAATCATGGGCGGTATGGATTTTGAAACCGCATATTATTTGATCTTCAGGGAAAAATTGCGTGAACGGCTTGCTTATCTGATTGCTGAATACCCTAATCCTTCCGGCCTAAACTGGGAATTGAATACTTACGGCTGGGACAATCCTGCTGATCTGCTGAATCAACTCTAACAATCATTCTATAGGGAAAATATCATGCAAGGCTATAAGCTCGAATGGTTTTTGTTGATCGAATCAACGCCGTTTGGCCGTTATATAAAGTCTGTCATGGGAGGCGCATTGGGGGATGATGCACGCGCAAAGGCAAACAGTCAGGGGCTTGAATTGATCCACGTTGGCGGATATGGGATGCCGTATCACGCTGGCGAAAAGTGGATTGGCTAACCATGCCACCCCACCAGCGCCTGGCCATAATCATCGCCTTGCGCCTGTACCGTGCGGGGCGGATCGGATCGTGCGAGTTATATCACCGCATTGCATGCAGCTATTGCAGGGATTTTGATAAGAGGAAGGTATAGATCATGTTCGAGATACGCGAAAAACTGAACCCGTTGGCGCTACACGCGATATGCGAAACCATGGAGCGGGCACAACTCTGGATAGACGTCAACGCAGTTGAATACTGCGCTAAGGGCTATTTCATGGATAATACACTGACGCCGGATAGCTTTGTCATTGTCAAGAAAGGATGTGCATGATGCTGCACGCACTCGCATCAATCGCACTGGCGCTTGTGATAATCATCCTGCGCGGATAGACTAACGATTCCCCCTAGGCGCATCACGCGCCTTTCGCCCCGATGTGTTTATACCGTCGGGGCTTCTTTTTGTCCGTTAGCGGAATCGCCCTGCATCGCATCCGCATGGCCCTGGCAGGCCGCCTGCGCCTCTGCCGAGGTATCGTATCGCCCAATAGTAATTCGAGCGCACTGAGGCCCGTATAGGGCCAGATACGGGGGATTTCCGGGCAGGCGCATTATCAGATAAGGCTCGGCGCGGAGGGTTATCTTGCCGGTGCGTTTCCAGGTCAGTATAGGCATAGGTCAGAATCCGTTGTCGTCGAATGATGCAGTCCAAGACCCAGGTATAGACCCCGAAACAGGCTCTGGCGCTAACTCAATCCCTGTAATCCATCTCGTTCCGCCTGATCCCTTTTGCTTTCCGAACCCGCGTGATTCCATCCGCTGACTAAATCGCTTCTGGCTTACTACGCCTTCTCCATGCGCTTCGATATATTCCGCATAGGATCGGTATGCGTCTCCGGATAGCATCTTACAGGTTTTGCCTGTGGTGCACTTTTCCTCGATCCAATGGGCTAGGGTATCTTCCTCATCTAAGTATGCTCCGGTGGCTTTCCTGACTGATTCCGGCTTCGCCAGTCCTATGCGTTGCCATTCGAGGCAGCCATCAACCATCCATTGCAGTATGGCCGGATATTCCGCTTGAAGTTTCTTGTCAAGGTCATAGTCGCGCTCGGCTTCCGGTATGGATTCCGGGAAATCTACGAAGTGAATCCGGCGTCGGATTTCCTCTCCGGTGGATTTCAGGGATGGTCGGAAATTACTGCCCATGATGATCTTGCCCTGCATAGTGAAGGTATGGCATTCACTGTATAAGCGACGGGCCGAGATTTTTTCCCTCCCGGTAAGGCGTTTCAGGATGGATTCATTGAACCGTGATCCTTCCTCGGGTTCTGTGGTGCGGATGATGCGTGCGCCTTCGAGACTGGCTAACTCGCTGCTATGCCGCTCGGTCTTGGACTCCATCAACAGTCCGATGTCCATATCGACCATGTATTCGCCCAGGATGTCGGCAACTAGCAGGTATTTTGTTTTACCGGATGCTCCAGCGCCAACACACATGAGCATGGATTCCTCCCGGCAGCTTCCGGTGAGCATATAGCCCCACCATCTCTGGAAATAGGCTTTGGTTTCCGGATCGCCCTTGGTGGCTCTTTGTATAACCTTATCCCATGTTGGATGATTGCCACGTTTAGGAGCAACAAGGGTTTGCTTCGTGATCATGTCCTCGCGCCGTGGCTCGCGGAGTTCTCCGGTGGTCAGGTCTATAGTTCCTTCCGGAGTACCAAGCAACATCATGTTGGTATCGAAATCATCACTGGTGCGCGCTATGGGACGCAGGGTTCTGGCATGATTCAGGACGGCGGTAATTTTGCCGATTCCGCACAAGGCGCGACGGTCTTTGATGGAAAGCTGATTTGCCTCAAGCCATCCGTTTGCGCGTTTCATTTCATCGGCAACCTGGCGGAATGCCGAGCGTGTCTGGTCTATCTTCCAGCGTGAACCATCCCATTCCAGCCACTTTTCCCATGAGTGGCAGTAAAGCCAGTCCTTGCCATCACCATCTGCCCATGTCTCTGCCATGCGCACGTCAGAGAATGCGTCAATCTGCGGCAGCATTTCGGATACGGATGTATGCGGTTTGATTGGTATTACGTTAGGCGGTGGCGTATCGGAAATTTCATCGACGCGCACCAACTCGCCTTCAATAAGCGTGGCGGACGGTGGCATGTCATCGGGGAGTTCGGCGGCTATTTCCACGGTTTTTTTTTCCTCCGATTCACGCTCAATCCTACGGGCCGCTTCTGCTTCAATCTCTCTGGATGTCAGTGTCGTTATCCGATCTTCGCAGAATGTCTTGATGTCGTCTGTCGTCCAGCCTTCCTCTAAAGCATCTGCGAGATCCCATCCTTTTTTTACATATATCTTATCGGACGTATCGAGCAGTCTGACCGTGCATCCGATCGCCAGCAGATAGCGAGCCGCATCATACATCGCCTTTTCGCCTGCCGGGTCAGCATCAGGCACCAGTAGGACGTTGCGACCGGCGAGCTGTTGCCAGTCGATGTGCGCGATGGCGTTTGCGCCACCGGGCCAGCCTATGCTTATCATTCCAGGCAACAGCTTCTGCGCGGCATCGGCGGTTTTCTCGCCTTCCGTCATCACAATCCGCTTGTCATTCGCTCCGGAGGTCAGCTTATGCAACCCGTATAGCGGTCGAGGATTACTGAATGCGCGGCACTTCCACGCTGGTTTTATGGCTTGTGCCATCGTGCCAAAAGTCCAAGGCCGATACTCTTTGTTGCCGTCCTTGTCAAAGTATCTCGCCACATATCCGAGCAGCGAGTTATCCAGATCGCGGTATTCCCAATGGGCAACGTATGTCAGTCCAGGCAGGGTGAAATCCGTAAGTGGCTCTGGCGGCTTCTGATGCTTCCACTTAGCCGCGACGATTGGCGCTTCTGCCTTGATGCGTTTTTCATCGCGGACGAAATGATTCCGCTTCAGGCGTTGGATTGCTTCCGGCGTATCCACGCCATCCATTTCCATCACAACGTCAATCGCCGTACCACGTTGTCCGCATGAGTGGCAGTTGCATCGCCATATTCCATCGTCACCCTGAAACACGCCCATGCTCGGGCGCTTCTCATCGTGCCAGATGCAGAGTGCGACATACGATGCGCCTTGTTTCTTGAGATCGACGCCGTATCCAGTGAGCAGCGCCGGCATGTCGATGCTGCGCTTGAGGTCTTGCAGTTGCTGCTTGTCGTTATCCACTGTTTATGGCCTCGTCCTGTATGTAACGATGTCGCGTATTGTTGATTCAGCGCAACAGAACTCACGCGCAAGCATCTTGTACCCCACCACGTTACGGCGATACATTCGGCGTATCTTGGCTACCTGTTCGTCGGTGAGTTTTGCGCGGTGGTGGCGTTGGTTGTTCTTATATCCCATCACGCACAACCGGAGTCATCTTCCGCTTATCCGCCTTGAGCTTGCCTCCGGTGATGCTCTCAATAAGCCGCTGCGTCCGGTGCGGAATCACTCCATTAATTTTCCACTTTCGGATCGCGGCATCGGTGAAGCCAAGATTGTAGGCGGCGAATTGCAGGTTGTTGTCATAGTGCTTGATAACTTGCTCTGGGGTCATTGTTGGCTCCGGTCTATGGGATAGATGGCATCTTAAATTATTTTTCATTTGAGCGCAACTTTTTCTTGACACATGCTTTTACCCGTGGCAATATCCGTCCTGTGCAATCCAGCACGACAACAGGAGTCAGTAAGAATGGCAAACATGAGCAAAACCCCGCGACTGTACCGCGTTACCTTCAACGGCACCACGCGGCTCGTCAGCGGCCACAACCAGGCGCAGGTGGCGCGGCATCTCGTCAGCGAGTACCAGATCGCGCCGGCCTCTGCAATGGAAGCTGCCGAGTTGGTGGCAGGTGGCGTTAAGGTCGAGTCGGCCTGCGGACAGCCGGACGCAGTGTGATGAACCGGAAAGCCGTGAAGCATTACACCGCGACGGTTTTCCGTCAAGCGCCGGCAGTAAATGAGCAGGCGCAATTTCACGTTGTAGGGCGTGTTTCCGGTACTCACGACGAGTGCTGGCAGCAGGCCAAAGAGATCACGGCATACCCGGTTCTCGAATTCAAAGAGGTTCAATGTGCAAGCCAAGTACATCATTGAAGCAATCAGCGTTTTGGATCGGTGCGAAGCGGCGTTGCAAGAGCCGTCACTTTCCCCAGAGGTTCGCGGGAAACTGATTGCGAATTGCTTTATCGCTTCGATGCAGTTGAAGAACCGCATTGATTTCGATGTCAAAGTCGAGCCGGTCACTGACGACGATTACACCGACTACTGCATGCGCCAGGGCGAACTCGGCAATCCGGATCGGAGGGCATCGTGAGCAACGCAGCCGTGATCATTGACACTGCCATGCCCGCCGCGCAATACCACGCCACGGATGCCGTGAGCGCGTCATTGCTCAAGCAGATCGCAAAGTCCCCGGCTCACGCGATGGCATACCTGCAACAGCAGCAGGAACCGACGCCGGCAATGCTTTTTGGGACAGCGTTTCATACCTGTGTTCTGGAAAGCGAGCGATTCAACGACGAGTATGCCGTGTTTGATGGCGACAAGCGCACCAAGGCCGGAAAAGAAACTTACGAGTCTCTTGTCGCTTCCGGCAAAACAATCATCAGCGCAACGGACTACGCCACCATCACCGCAATGGCCGAGGCTATCGGTGATCACCCGGCAGCGTCTAAGCTGGTGCGTGGCGGCGGTCAAACCGAGGTCAGCATGTTCTGGGACGACGACGAAACCGGGCTGGCTTGCAAGTGTCGGCCTGACATCTGGATCGCGCAGGGCAGCGGCAGCGTGATCGTGGATCTCAAGACCACCGAAGACGCCAGCCCCGAGGGTTTCAGCCGCTCGATCCAGACTTACGGCTATGGCATACAGGCGGCTCACTATCTCGCAGGCTCATCCGCTGATGCTTTTATATTCGTCGCCGTGGAAAAGAAAGCGCCATTTGCCGTTGCGGTTTATGAGCTTGATCCGCTGTCGCTGGAGATTTCCGAGGCAAAGCGCCGCGACCTGCTGCAACTGTGGTCAGATTGCCGTGAGTCGGATTCGTTTCCTGCGTATAGCGACGAGTGCCAAATGATCAGCCTGCCAGGATGGGTTACGGCAGACTACGAGAACCAACAGGAAGAAAACCTTTTGAGGGGTATGCGATGAACAAAGAAGAACTGCAAGCCTGTGCGATTGCCAAGTCCGACCAGATCGACGCGGACAACCTCATCGGCGGTATCACGATGGACGTTACCATCACCGCCGTACAACGCGGCCCGAGCAATGAGCAGCCGCTGCAACTGGTGCTGAAGGAAACCGACAAGTTCTACCGGCCTTCTAAGACCTTCCGCCGCGCCTTGATCGGTTGCTTCGGTGACGATCCTGCAAACTGGATCGGCCAGCGTCTGCGTCTTGTGCGTAATCCTGACACCATGTTCGGCGGCGTCAAGGTCGGCGGTGTCGAGGTCAGTCACGCCAGCATCAAAGAGCCGATGGTGTTCATGCTCGCCAAGACCCGTGGACGCAAGGGTGAAGTGCGCGTTGGCGTAATTCCGAACCCGACTACGCCGATGCCGCAGAAGGTGAAGGATGCAGTTAAGCCCAAGCCTGCTGCTGCACCGGCACCGGCTGCACCCGCCGAGGCACCTAAGCCTGCTGACCGTGGCACCATCAGCGGCGACCCGATGGAATCCGACCTGTCCGACATTGGCATCATGCCAGATCCGACCAAGCCGACCGCAGACCAGATGGCAAATCTCAAAGCGGCATTCGCCAAGCACCTGAGCATGACGCCGGAAATGATTGCTGCTGAAACCGGATTCGGCCCCATCGAGCAATGGACTATCGAGCAGTTCGAGGAAGCGCGGGAAGTGTTTAAGTCGCTGCGGACTGAAAGGGCGGCGATGCAGGCCGGCGATGATGGTGCTGTGTGACGCCAAGAAGACAGGAGATTGAAATGCAACCAACGATGGGACTGCGATTTGTCGAGCGAGAGGAAGAAAGCAACCTCACCGCCGATGGGCACCTTCTTCCGCATGACGTGGTGCGCGTGATTAAGAAGCGAGTTCTTCAGCAGAAGTGGAACTTCAAGGACGGCATCGATAGAGAGGGATGGCCGCACCTTGGAGAATGGCGCGATGTTCCGCTGTGCGATGAATAAGACGCCGAACGCAAAAAGTCAGGCGACTGACGCGGCCTTATCGCGTCAGGTCGGCTCGACTGACGGGTTGGGGGTCGCCGTACCGCCAGCGCCGACCTTGGGAGAGCGGAAATGATTTGTCATGAGTGCGGCTGCGACGACAAAGAAGCGATGCCTGACGATATGCCAATAGCCGAAGTTGTGCGTCTGTGCCGAGAGTGGAAATGCAAGCTCTGTCTCCGGACACCGGAACAGGTGCAGGCCGATTTCGCAGCAGAAGCGGCGCGAAGCCAGCACGAAAGCGCGCACGATTGGGATTATATTCTCAAGACCCCCAACGTCCAGCTTGAGGGGGCCGAAGGCGGCTTGCCGCCGAAGGCTCCCGCTCGAAGCGAGGGTTAGAACTGCCATGCCGATACGCCCAGAGAACAAAGCACGATACCCGGCAGACTGGAATCTGCGGAGCCGGTTCGTGCGCTTCTTTCGGGCGAAGAACCGTTGCGAGTGGTGCGGAGCCGAGAACGGAAAGCCGCACCCGGTAACGGGCGGGAAAGTGGTTCTGACAACGGCGCATGTGTTCGATCACCGGCCAGAAGCGGCGAGCCTCTTGAACCTCGCGGCGCTGTGCCAGAAGTGCCACAACGCCCACGACTCCAAGATGAGGCGCGAGGGAAGGAAGCAAAGAGCAGAACTGGCGAGCGGGCAACATGCTTTGCAGTTCTAACGCAGAGTTGCGCGGCCCGAGGCCGCTTGCGGCCGAAGGGTCGCGCTCGAACGCCGGGTTAGAGCGCACGGCAGACAAGGGGAAAGCATGAGCTTCACAGACTGGAAGAAACGCAGCAAGCGATACCACGACATGATGGCCGGACACGGAATAGGCCGGGCAGATGCCGAAGAAGTGGTGCAGGCGGCATACAAGGCCGGCAAGCGCGACGGCATAAAGCAGGTTGAGGCTGTGGCCGGGAATGCCGTAGGGCTGGCGATTCTCGCAGAACGCGAGGTTTGCGCAAACATCTGCGAAGCTCAGGCGAAAGAACCAGAGTGCCAAGAGCGGGCGCAATACTGTGCCGATGCCATCCGGATGCGCTCTAACGCCATAGCTCAGGGGCGCGAGCATAGCGAGCGTCCCTCTGGAGCGGAGGGTTAGATGACGACGTTTAATGAGGCTGACTGCCTGAAAACGAACCCGTTCGAGGGCGACTTTGGAAGCCCCGGCGACAAGGTGCTGAAGGACAAGATAGGCACGGCACGCAAAGGCGGAACCTGCGGAATGTGCCAGCAAGAGATTGTGCCAGGCGAGCGCGTGCGCCTGCTGGCCGCAGTGTTTGACGGCACGCTGATGAGCTACCGATGGTGTTCGGAATGCTGCGCGGCGATGGCGGCAAGCTGGACTGACGACGGGCGAGCGTGGGAAGCTCGCGCGAGACTCGGGGATGAGTCATCTAACGTGAAGGTGAGCGGCCTTGCGCCCCACCAGGAGGGAACGAAATGAAGCGGCTATTTGCGCAAGGTCCGCTCGACCGTAATGTTAGGGCGCAGTTTGAACACTGGTATTCGGATGG